CCCTTCTGCTTCAAGCCGGAAGACTCTGAAGGAGAGAATCCAGAGCGCGAAATCAAGTGTTAACAAATGGCTCGACACCAAGAGCGAGTTCTACAGCCGTATCGCTGAGTTCGAGGTGACGCGAAGAGTCGCCATCCGTGTGAACATGGTCACGCTGGCCATGATCGTAGTAGTCATCGCCGTGGAGACCGCCCCTGTGGCAGCACTCGCCGCAGCGTTGAGCGCAGCGTGGCTGATGTACCGCAGCTTTGTGAAGAAAGGAGGCGAGGCATGAAAGCTAAATATAAGCTCTTGTTAGAGGCAAGCGATGGAAAAGAGTTTGTCATCGTCATCCGCGAGTATAGCTTCAGCACCAAACCTGCCCGAATGTTCAAGGAACAAGTGAGGGCATTTGACGGCTCCAAGATGCACGTCTCCGGATTACACATGATGAAAGTCTATCTGAGAGAACTTGCTGACTCCATCAATGCCGAAAGCCGAGGCATAGGTATTATTTATGTTGACTTCCATGATGATTGGTGCGATTTGAACGGCCATAGATGCATGGGATTTAGAGTGTCTTCTTACGACGGCAAAGGCGTTTCTCCCATCTGCAGTATATTTTTAATAAGAATAGATGCCAGTGTAAGCTTCTACGATTTGCTGGCGGAGAAAGGAGACAGCGATGAATAAGCAGCAGATGGCAGCAGTTCTGGTACCTGGTCTGGATGCCGAAGAGCTGAAGGACCGCATCGAGCAGATGCAAGATCTTCTCGAGGTCATCCTCAGAGATGACTTCATATCGGACACCGGCAAGGTGATATATGCCAATGGCATCATCCGAGTGAAAGAGATCCTGGAACAACTTCAAGATGCACTTAAAAATGCAAAGAACAATGAAACAGCAGAATGAAGAGGAGCAGAACCTGGAGCAGGTCGTGCTCGATGCCTATTTCTCCGTGCGCTCAAACAATGATATCGGTGGTGGAGTCTTTGCCAAAGATGACAAGACCACCCAGCAAATCATAGATGAGCTGGAGACAACGATGGAAGTCAGTGAGAAGACAGTAGTCAAATACATGGTCGACCACGATTACATCTTGAAGACAGATGAAGATGGGACACCAATCTGGCAGATATACCGTATGCGATAAGCATAAGAAGGTACTTGGCGGAGCCTCGGAAGAAATTCCGGGGCTTTTCCATAATAATATGGAAAATTATCAGTTATTTCCTTGTAAGTATGGAAAATAATGCCTATATTTGCAGCGTATTCAAGGCTCGGTGAATTAACATATATACCCTGCTTTTAGTGCACGCAGGACACGCCTGGGAGAAATCCTGGGCGTTTTTGCAAGAAAACAAATCGGAGAAGTAACTGGAAAGTGATTTCGAATAGCTGACATGTACGGGGCATGATATCGGAGACGTCCGGACGGGGCAGGTGAATATCTCATCTGCCCCGTGTTGTTAAGGGCGTATTTTTAGTGTGTAGAACCTATAGCTATCTTTGCCAAAAACAAGGAAATAAGATGATCACAATAAACCAAGGACTGTCAAGCTCGGAGTTCTCGAGCACCATCCCCGATGTGATTTACACCATATCGGGCGTGAAGTCGGGCGTGAAGATGACGATCGACGGAGAAGAGGTGTTCTCAGAGACGCTCTACCCGTCGTCAGGCGTTATCACGCTCGCCGACCTGCCCAGCCTGCTTACACCGTACGCCAGGCGTAAGCTGAAGGTGACGCTGGTCATCACCATCACCGACGTGGACAGCAGCGACAGCATCACAGCAACACAAAGCATCACGGCATCGGTCATCTATTGCACCGCCGACTTCGTCAACGGTGCCGATGCCGTTACTGCAGATGATTTCTACACCAGTCACTATCTCTCCATCCTCATGGGCGCGAAGACAACGGCTGCAGGACGGCTGGAGTTCCTCCACTACCTCGGTACCGATGCCTCCACGGCCACTGCCACCTACAGCGACGGCACGACAGCCACCTTCACACCTCCTGCTGTGAAAGGAAATGATGTCTATACGACCATCGATGTGTCTCCCAATCGTTTTGCCACCGATGGGAAAACGTTGGTTTCCTATGTCGTGACGGCCGGCGCACGCTCGCAGAAGTTTGTCATGGATCTCGACAAACCCGACTGTGCGCCCGTGCTGCTCTTCGTGAACTCCTTCGGCGTAGAGGAGCTCCTCTACTGCACAGGCAAGCACAAAGTAGCACCATCCTATACACGCAGCTCGGCATACATCGGCCGATACAAGCGCAACTATAAGATCGATGAGAGCAGAAAGTTCTCTGCCGACACGGGCTATCTGACCGTTGCCGAGCAGAACTGGGCTGATGAGCTCTTCCGATCGGACTATGTCCGGGTGGTCAACTTCAAGAACGGTCAGCCCATCGTAGGCAAGGAGGTTACCATCTCAGACTCGAAGAGTGAGGTGGACAACCTCGACGACAGCATAGCCCGTTTCACCTTCGATTATGAGTACTCGCAGAAGAACCACAATGTGGTGGAGCTGGGCAGGGCCGGCAGGATCTTCGACAACACGTTCGATTATACATTCAATTAAAGGAGGAGTGGACATGGAAAAAAGGAAAAAAGCACCAATCCACTTCACCGAGATGAAGAAGCGGCTTGACATCTGTAAAATACGAAACCAACTGGTTAACCTCCGCTGCTGGGAGCTGAAGTCAGGTGACATCATCAATTATGAGGGGTGGATGGTCATCGGCAGCCACTGGCGCGGAGGTACACACAGGCTGAAAAACCCGGTCAACGGACAGGTAAGGATGGTGCGCGACATCACCATCTTCGAATATATGGGACACGAAATCTATTTATGATATGGGACAAAAGAAACAAGTCAAGATGCAGCTCATTGGCACACGAGGCGACACCGAAATCTACTCAGTAAGTGGCTTCGGCGGCAAAAATCAGGCATCGTCGGCCAACTCATCATACCCGGAAGACTCGAATATCATCTTCGATGATCCGGGAAGCTCTGTCACGTACAGGTCAATCACCATCAAGGGCAATACGTACGAATATGTGCCATGGGGAGATGATGACCAGCTGCCGTATGAGATCCTCGATAAGGTCGGGGCCAACATGGTTGTCAGCCAGAATAAGCTGTACAACATCCTCACCTGCTATGGCCAGGGTGTCCGTTTCTTCGACCTCAGCACCGAGAAGCAGACCAAGGATAAGGATATCCGCATGTTCTGCTTCAGGAACCAGCTCAATAAGTTCTTCATTGAGCAATGCACGGACATGAAGTTCTTCTTTTTCTCCGTGGCATGCTTCATCCTCGACAATGAG